GCTCCTGCCTCCGACAAGGAGGCATTTGTTGTTTCTAAGGCAAAAATGTTAGCTAAATTTGAAAACAGAACACACTTAACAGATAAAGAACTAAAGCAACTCCTTTCTCTTGTAGGGTTTGAGGGTAAGGATTTAGTAGTAGCTTGGGCTATTGCTAAAAAAGAATCTAATGGTCGTCCATTGGCATACAATGGCAATCATAAGACTGGAGACTCCTCTTATGGGATGTTTCAAATTAACATGATCGATAATCTAGGTCCTGATCGTAGAGATAAGTTTGATCTAGATACAAACGCTGAGTTATTCAATCCCGTAAAAAATGCGGAGATTGCATACTATATGTCCAACGGGGGAAATGACTGGTCTTCTTGGAAAGGTATTACGCCAAAGACTAGGGCTTGGATGCAAAAATTCCCTAAATAAAACTTTAGGTAATAAAGAACCTCTACTGTAAAAAGTAGGGGTTTTTTATTTTATGCACTTTAAAATAATTGATTATTAGGGGGCAGCTGGCGTTGTAAAGGTTATTTGAGCAGATGCACTAACTCCAGTCTGGCTTGATCCTGTGTAAACAGTTACTGTAACGGTATATTGTGTTAACTGAGTTCCACCAGTCATTGTTCTTGATGTAGCAGTATTTCCAGTTGCTCCATTAAGATTTGAGCTAGGTGAAGTTGTAATCATGTATGAAGCCTGAAGAGTAGAATCCCAACTTAAGAATCCTCCATTGTATGCTTCAACAATTGAAAGATTAGTAATTGTTGGAGAAGGTGGGAAGTATGGTGGGAAGAACGGGAAGAATGGTGGGAAGAATGGCGGGAAGAATGGCGGGAAGAATGGCGGGAAGAATGGCGGGAAGAATGGTCCTGGAGCTACTGGAGTAAATGAATTACTAGCAGTAGAACTTAGAGAATCTTGAACGGTATTATTTAGTTTAACAACTGCGGTATAAGAAGTACCATTAGCTAAACCAGAAATAGTAATTGGAGATGTAGAACTAGTTCCTGTAATTGAATTTGGAGTTGTTGTTGCAGTATAAAGTAAAGAAGTATTAGGTTTTCCAGTATTTGCTGGAGCAGTAAAAGCTACGGATACACTAGCATTGCCAGCAGTTGCAGCTCCAATAGTTGGAGTTCCTGGCTGGCGATTATCTGAAGAACCCGTTACTCCTGGAATTGGCATTATGCAATCAAGTCTCCTGCAAGTACCCAAGTATCTGTATTTAGCTTTATTAATGTTGCCATTGATCCAGCTGCACGTATTTTTGCTCCTGGGGTTGCATATGAAGTAATTCCAACAGTGAAAGCAACTGTAACTCCTGTTGTAAGTGCAATTAAGTGTATTTGAGTTCCAATAGGATAAGCAACAGTTGCGTTAAGTGGAACGGTAAAGGCATAAGCACCATTCATTTGAACAAGAGTGCTAGCATCAGATAAAACAAATGTGTATGCTCCAGTTTTAGCAGTTGTATTTACATTAAATGGTTGAAAATTTAAAAGACTTGTTCCATTACCAACTTGAATTTGCTTGTTTGTAGTATCCCAGGCAATTTTTGCATCTGTTGTAGAGGATGTTGTAGTTATAGTAGTTGCTGCAGCAGGAGTAGACCATGATAATCCAGAAGCAGTTGCGCTGTCTGCAGTTAAGATTGTTCCATTTGCTCCAACAGTGACTACAGATAAAACGTCATTTGCAGAAGCTGAAAGTAAATCACCTTTTGCGTTAAAGCTTGAGGCTGAAAGAGATCCTCCTCCTTCAATAGCATCAATTCGTACGTCTAGGCTATTAAGTGTATATGCAATTGATGGGCTAACTAAGTTTGCTGTATTTGTTTCAGCTGTATTAAAACTTTCAGACCCATAATGATATGTTCTAAGAGCAACCTGAATATCAGCTGCGTCTCCAAGACTTGGAATTCTTGTTGGTACTAAAGTACCTATGCTTTCACTTGCCATGATTCACCTCTCTAGAATTATATCACAAAGTGTGACTAAAACTATTATATTCCTTCAACTATTGATATAAATAGATGAGTAGTTACATTTCCAGTTAAGTTTGCCCAACTAGTACCGTCATACTCTACTGCGTTAAAATTGATTACAAGGTTTGTTCCAGACCCAGCAAGTGCTGGTATGGACATAGATGATGCTACGGGGTCTGAATGTGCAATACTATATTGAATATTAAAATTTTCTGCTGTAAGCGGAGTTCCAGATATAGTTACAATGTTTGCAATTGGAATGGTAATTTGTGCTGTTCCAGCAGTATATGTTGTCAAGTGTGTTTGAGAATACAAGACAGGATTCATATCGAGAACCTGAATCCATTGGTCGCTTGCGCCAGGAACAGCTAGATACTGATAAAGATAACCATAATCTGCTCCTGGAGATGTATTAATATACATATCGTTTAATATTAAATTGTTTGAGAGTAAAACACCTTGTACTGTTGCTAAATTTGGATCTCCAGAACCAACAATAAATCTATTTCCACGAGTTCCAGTTGAACCAATATCAACTAATACTTCAATAATGTTTGGTGGTCCTACAACCGTTATACTATCAGTTGACACTAATACTTCAGGCACTACCAGCACCCGTAATATCATTTGTTACTGTAATTGTTCCTGTTAAAAGTGTAAAAATAACATCTGGTTCAGGTGTTGTATTAGTTATTTGAACATCATATACATGTGTTCCAGCTAGGAGAGTTCTTCCTAGTGACGGAATAATTTTACAAGTTATAATGTTTGTTACATCATTTACTACTGCGGATGCAGTGTAAGAAAACGCTGGGGCTGCACCAATAGGCCCTCTTGCACTAGCAATTGTAAAACTTGCAGTATAGCCAGTTAGGTCAAATGCTTCTCCATTAGAATTTTTTGGTTGGATAACAAATTCTGATGTGTCGCCACGATAGTAATTAAAATTATAAGTTCCTGGAAATGCCATGATTCCTCCTAATATATTATACCACTAAGACACTGATATATACATGCCCTTTAAAATAATAGTACTTTCGCTATCTGTTCTTGCCTGAATAATTCCACCTTCAGATTTAATCTTTGATATATCTATATACAGGGTTTGATTAAATGACATTTCGTATGGATATTTATATTTCAACATTCCTATATACCCTGTTGGTGATTCAACTCTTGGAATATATGTTCTTAGCCAAGCTTCTGTGCTATTTGAATCCGTGCTTAAAATAATGTCATATCTAATGTCGACTTTTGCTCCTACTTTTAGCTGTTTAAAATTAATTCTGCCAGTGTTCTGATTCCACAATGAAACTCCACCTATTGGAAGAAATGATAATATATTATTTTCTGGATCTTCATCTATTGATAAAGTTACCCAACCATCATCTCCTCTATTTGGACCAAGATGTATTTGTCTTTTGTTTTTGTTTTCATAATAAGCCCATCCAGGATATTGACCAGATTGGCTTTCGTATGATTGACCGTTGCTTTTCCCAGGTTCTCCTTTAGGGCCTTGAGGACCATCTAAGCCAGGCCTTCCTTCTTTGCCTTGAATTCCACGTTCTCCTCTTGGTCCTTCTGGGCCTGGAGGTCCTTGTGGCCCTACATCACCTTTTTCTCCAGTCATTCCTGGTACGGCAATGTATTCTGTATTTCCTTGTAATGATTCTTGAGTTAACTGAACTGTTTCAGCATATTTCTTTTTTGGAAAATCCATGCTTTTTGACATGAACTATTTTACCTTAAATGTTTTTTTACCAATTTTTATAACAGGTGGCAAATTAGTTTTTGGAGTAGAAATCTTTACAACAGGCATTAAAGGCTCGTTCCGCTAACATCACCAAGTACACAAATAGTTCCAATAACTGGAGTCCAAGTTGTATCTTCACCTTCTCCAGAGCCAGCTGGGATTACAACTTGTAAATCAAAAGAAAGTTCTGCCACTACAGATCTATAGGCTGTTCCCCAATTTGCGGTAGTCCCAGATGATACTTGAATTTCACCATAACCTAATCCAGAAACAACAGGAAGATCATCTAATACTTGACCACTTGGATCATAGGCTGTAGCAATGTAAGTCCAGTCCGTAGTATCGTATTCTGTTACTTCATCGTCCTCAAAAAATTCAATTTTAAGGTTTGCGCTATCCCCACGAACCACTGTCCATTTAATGTTTGCTGGAGTAGCTCCATACTTATCAATTGTAGGGGTGCACATAATAATTGATTATACCATAAAACTAACACCTAAGCTCAGTGGGTGGGGTGGGTAGAACCTAGGTGTTAGCTCTTAAATTATATCTTATTTTATTAAAAATCCAGGAATATATAGAGTTTAATAACAAAAAGTTATAATATGGTATAGATTTATAAATTGTTATAAAAAGTTATAATTCAAAACGGGGTATCGATATAAAAGCCAGTAATGTCTATGCTATACTTAAAATATATAAAGAAAAGAATATACTATAGTTAAGGTTTTTAAGTATATTATATATATTAGTAAATAGGTAAATTAGATTCTTTTACAAATTCTGAATAACTAGTCAATTTACCATTGTATACAATTTTATAGTCTATGTCAAACTTATCTTTATAGTCTTTTGAATGACTAAAATAGTTATCTATATAGCATACACCATATTCATTTTTTATAGCATTTTTAGAAAAACAACCATAAACTGGAAATCCAGGTATAGTGCTCGGGAGTCTGCTCCCACTTGCTAATATTTTTTCACATTCTTCTATAATGTCATCTAAAATTGATTTCATGGTTTTACTATTTTTTGTAGCAGCAAAGTTTGAGTTATTTATAGACTCAGAATTTGTTTGAAATCCTTTTGAGCTGGATATCATATCTTCATTTTTATAGTATTGGGATATAGCATTATTTAGCGGAAACGTACAAATAGAATCCATATCCGCATAAAATCCACCATGTGTATAAGTTACTACCATTCTCCACATGTCTGCTCTATTTATTCCGCTGGATATTTGATATACTTTATATAACGTATCGTTATAATCTTTTACGTCTTGCTCTCTTTGTTTGGAGTCAGCATATCTATGCTCCCAGTCTGGATTTAAGTTTTTCCAAGTTCCTATTATATTTTTCTGAAATGGCAATAGGTTTTCAAACTCAGATTCTTGGGTCTGCCAAATTATTTTGGGGATCATAAGAACTACTTAGATTTAGATATATACTCTAAAAGAATATCATACATATGGTCTAGCTTTTCTTTCATAACCTTATGATCTTCTTTCATCTGCTTACGACTAACATCTGCTTCATTAATGCGAGTTTCTAGCCTTGAAATTTGGTCTTTCATAGATGAGCCTGAATTGGGTTTAAGTTCACTTAGATAATGTTTTACGAGAAATTTGATTCCGCCAGCCATGATGCCGACTATGGTTAATACGCTTAAAATTAAAGCAGCCCAGTCTTGTATAGTCATAAGAGTTATTATATCATTATATAAGATTTTAATTTCGACGGAATATAGAAGTCGCCGAAAATAGAGATAACAAACCCTCCCCTAGACAACATATGGATCAAAGATCCAAACATGTCTTAAATCGGCTCCTGTCCTCTCTATAGGCTATAATAAGTATATGGATGATGTAACCCCTTTTGACTTAATTAATGGTTCGCCAAGAGTTGAAAAAGATATAAAAGAAACTCGACTAGATATTTGCAAAACTTGTGATTGGTTTAGACCAAAGACTCAAACTTGCAAAAAATGTGGATGTTTTATGGCTGCTAAATCTATGTTGTTAAATGCTAAATGTCCGATTGGTAAGTGGTAATATGAAAATTAATAGGTTATCCCCAGATATTTATGAAGTTGAAGATTTTGTTACCATTGAGCAACAAGAAAAAATACTAAAGTTTTCATCAGAGTTAGATGAAGAGCAATGGTGGTTATCAGTTAATGATGATTATAAAAATGGATTTTTCTATGGCAAACAATATAACGGTGAGAAACCAGAAGTATTTAGAGAAATAGAAGATCAAGTCAATAACCTATTTGAATCATTGTTATATGTAGGAGGTGTTGCACTTCAACGGTATAGGCAAGGAGCAACAATCCAGGAACATAGGGATTACTGGCTATACGATGAACCATATCACATTAGATACGGTATATGTATATATTATAATGATGAGTACCAAGGTGGAGAGCTAGAGTATTCTGAGCTAGGCATAGTTCATAAACCTAAAGCCAGGTCATTGGTTATGCATGGTGGGAATATATTGCATAAAAATTTGCCTGTTACCGATGACTTACCACGATATTTTTCAACAACCTTTGTAAGAGGATCAAAAGATAGTCCAGTTCTTTTAAATAAAGAACTCTTTAGCGAAATAGAGGAACATGATGGATCCACGTATAGATAAAATAAATAATATGAGCAGACAAGAGCTTAACACATACATGATAGGAAAAGGCAATGTGATGCAAGCCTCAGACACTTTTGCTTTAGACATCCTAGAATATAAGAAAAATGGATATTATGTAGAGATGGGATCAGCAGGTCCAATAGGTGGAAATACTACTTATAAGATGGAGACTGAGTATGATTGGACTGGAGTTGGTTTTGATCTAGACGAAAGAAATGTTGAAGATTACAATACCGTTCGAAAAAACCCTTGTTTACTACAAGACGCTACAAAGTTTGATTATCTAAAGTATTTTGAAGAAAATAACTTTCCAAAGCAAATAGACTACCTTCAAATTGACATTGAATCTCCTATGGATAAGGGTGGAAGACCTCTTGCTCCTATTGGAACACCATTGAATGGTTTAATTGCCTTGCCATTATCCAGATATCGATTTACCGTGATTTCTTTCGAACATGAGTATGTTATTAATTACAAGAATGCCTCACTGCGTGATGCTCAAAGAGAGATTTTAAATAACCTTGGATATTCTTTAGTTGC